TGTTTTTGAGCTGGCTCACCAGGTTTTGAGCCGGTGTTCGCACGTCTGCCCATGTTCGTGTTTTCCGCAACTTTTGACATAGCCGATTTCAGGTTGTCAGTATCCCCAATATTTTCTTCATTCATATGCGCTAATGATTCCTTCATCTTTGCGAATGTGTTTATCAAGTTGTCTTTCAAGTTCGGATACTCGCTTCCGTAAACGGTCTATCTCATTCATGGCCATTGTATTCATTCTTATGTCAACAGTAGATGCTGGAACACGATTTTCCAACCATTCCATAATGTCAATCTCGGTCACTATAACTCTCCGTGTCGATGATTTCTGCGTCAATGATTGGGTCTAACTCGGGAATCTTATCTAATATCTTGTCTACGTATTCTCTTGAAATAACGCCAGAAGAACCCATTAGGGCCAATAGTTTTTTAGCCTCGGCTTCAGGACTAAATTGCTCAGCCGCAGTAGTTGGTATTGCCCCATGAAGCGTCGCCCTAATAGGTGTCGAAGAACCCACATCCATCTGGATATTGAGATTGTTCTGCTCCATACCAAGCAGTTTTGAACGTCTATCCATAATCAACAATACTTGCTGGATGGCTTTTAAATCTGGTTCAGCAATGATTTCAGTTCCATCATCTAAAGTCTGTTTACGTGGTTGAGTAAGTGGCCAAATTGCTGTCTGTAGCGCATCTAGTCGCTCCAATTCCATGCGCAGAACTTCTGGATAAGCCATTAAGGCTTCTTTATTCAGCTTCTCTAACTGCCTTCTGACGGCTGTTCCGACCGTTCCAGACGAGACATTGAATCTTCTGGCTATCTCCCCAATACCAACACCAGCTTGCCTCATCTTGAATATTCTGACGTCTCGCTCTGCTAAGAACTCTCTCGTAAGCGGTTTTTGTGTACCAGACATATATATAGATTAGTCCATTTTCATGAATTCCAAGGTCTCGAAAGGAAAACGCACAGCACGCTTCATACGTATTGGCCAAGCACGTTTATCACGCGCCCCACGGAAATGATTAACTTGATAAACATACCCATCCAAAGCCAATGGGTCTGGCGTGAGAGATATGCCAAATTCTGGCCAACGCGACCACACGGAAGAACCAAACGGGCGAAGTTCGCGACTTGAAGTTGTTGAACCAAGAGGAGCGTGGTGCTCAAGCCAAAGAGCGCACCCATATACGTCTCTGATTCTGTCCAAGAATTTGGCCACCTCAACAGCAAGAGCTTCGCTTGTCTGTCTTCCGTTATCCACATACGCCTTATACAAGGGTCCAAGCACAATCAACTGAGGTTTTATCTGCTCGCACAATCTTTCAACAATCAATCTGTCTCGCCCACTGGTCAAATCAAGACCTGCTGGCTGTATGTACAAATGGGCGTTAATTTTCTTAAGCTTTGACATCCTTACAGCTTCTTTCATGATGTTGTTAGATGTCCTCTGAATAATCCGTTCTGGGTTTTCAAGGTCAATCATCAAAGTGGTGATTGGTTCCATGTTCTGAAACGTAAATGGATGAATACCAGCTGCTGAACAAATTGCTACCTGTCTCGCAAGCATTGTTTTTCCAACACCCTCAGCAGCTACAACAATTACTCGTTCCTGTTTTTCAAGTAAGCCTGGAATAATCCATTCATATCCCCTGTCTTTGTAATCATTGAGAAATTTTTGCCAATCATAAAGTCTTCCAGTGTCGTTATCTGATTTCGTTGAAAGCGAACCAAGCATAATCTCAACGCGATTAACCATTTGTTCAAGGCTCAAATCGCTATTAGCAACCACCGACGTAACCAGCTCAATGATTCTTTCTCCGGGCGATTCTTCATCGTCGGAAAGCATCTGTTCGTCTTGTTCTGGGAGCTGGTAATTCAACTCTGCAAGTTCATCAGGTTGGTAACCCGCTTCGATGTGGTCTGTAATATCTTTCCCATGCGGAGAAACCCAAACATTAACAATCCCACCCATCGCCCTTACTTGAGCGGCTACGTTTGCGGCATGTGTTTTTCCAGACTCGTCATTGTCAGCAATAATTTCCAACACGCTTGCGCAAGAAAGAATTTGTGAATACTCAGATTCCCAATGGCCAGCACCACTAGACATTGTCGTCGCGCAAACTCCATATTTTTCTACAAGAGTGTCAACATCTTTTTCACCCTCAACGAGCCAAATAGGGTCCCTGTTGGCAATCGCTTCCAAAACTTCAGGAAGCCTATAAAGAAGTTTTTTGATGCCCTTTGCATCGTAAATGTATTCACCTGGCATGTCTGGGTCTGGTCTGCGATGACCAAATGATTTTTTTCCATCTTCGTCTACGTAGCGGAGCTTCTCGTAAGAAAGATTCCCCTCTTCATCTCTGAACTTGTAAACCTTGACCAGCTTGCGCGAGGTTTTCTTTTTAGGCTGCACAACCGGCTGTTTCTTTTCCACGTGTTCACGAAAGGTTGGAATCCGGGTCGCTGATTGTTCAAAGAGTTGAGATTGATTGATACCCATAGCCTCACAGATTTGTGCTGTATCGCAACCATTGCCCCTATGGCAAGTAACAAGAACGTCACCTGTCTTGGTTGATTCAGCAATACTGAGGGACGGGTTCTCATCGTCGTTTCTGCACGGGCAACGAGCGGACCATTGATTTGGCCCAGCAGTCTTAACCCCATCAAGTCTTTGGAGAAAATCGGCAACGGCGCGAGATTGACTCATTACGTATTCTTCTTAGTCAATAAAACTTTGGCTTGCTGTTTTGCTTTTTGTCTTTCACGAACAACTCTCATGTCTCTTCTTGTTCTCCAAGACAAACCGCCCCAAATTCCTAAAATTCTTGGATTTTCAATTCCATAGTCAGCGCAAGGTTCTCTATCAATACAGGTTTTACAGATTGCATACGCCTTGTTTTGATTCTCTTGAGTTTCCTTGGTTGGGGGAAATTCTGGGAACCACCAATCACTTGGCAATCCCTTGCATGCGGCCCTAAGTCGTGGCGCTGGAGGAATTGACTCTTGACTATCAAAAATACTCATAAGCCCCCTACTTGTTTGCGTTCGTACAAACTATCCGTCTGGGGTCTCAAAGTCAACTATGAAATTAAATATTTTGGAAAAGATTCCAAACTTTTGCTTTGATATATCTGCGCATCTTTGTTTTGAGCGATGTGGGGCGATAGCTGGATTCCATAAAGTTATCCACAGCAAGCTCGCTCTCATATGCAATTCGGTAGGTCATTATTTCGTAATCTTTTGACATCAAAAAACGTATCCAAGCATCTTCGTCAAAAGTACTGTTTTCTGCAAGCAGGGCGTTATCAATACTTCCACGGGTAGCAACTATTTCTAATTTCCATCCCATCTTTCTTTCCAATGAAGAAAGTATCTCAGCTATTGCTTCTCGCCCTGTAAAAGCATATGCTTCTTCGACAAAACTATTAATGACTTTTTCTTGAAAAATATGTTTTTTGATGTCGCTTAAATTATATGAATCATCGGGATAGTCATCATCATCTATAAAAATTGGCTCGTCATTTCCAGACGAACTAAATTCTTCATCATCCCAGTCTGGTGTATTCCCGTGATTGGCCATAGTTCATAATACCACTGCTCTGTGAGCAAGAATCTTTTTTTGTGTATTAAGAGAATTTTCATCCATCGCTGCCATGGCTCCGACTAATGGGTCCTCTGAGCGGTAGTGGTCAATATATTCAACAATTGCGTTATACAATGACCAGCCATTAAAACCATAGCTACCGGCATTTTTCTCGTTTTTGTAAAGAGCACGAACTAATGAATTGACATCTTCTCGGTTCTTTCTTTGCCTAGATGTTTCTCCAGGTTCAACAGGGAAAACCTTGTTTAGGACGCTATCAATTTTAATGCTCCCGTTTGGAATATTGATTGACAACATTTTTTCTGCTTCGTGGGAAAAAGCCTTTCCCCAAGCTGTAGAGATTTCTAAAACAGTCTGTGCATCTTCAATAACTGAGTCAACGTTGCGAGTATGTCGCGCAGTAAAAACACGTTGAGCACTCTTTAGCCCCATTACTACGGTGTTATTGCAAACGGCTCTTACATCCGTATTCGCATAACGTATTGGCCAGACACCATCATGTCCACTACTGACTACAAGGTATCTAGCAATTTTGTCATTAACCCCAGCCGGGTCAAGTACTAGAGAATCAAGCTCGATAGTGGCAAAAAATCTCTTACCTTCCTTCAAAATGCCCACTGTGTCCATTACTGCATCTCCACTTGATGCTCCAACAACCGCAAGAGCGCGCTCAAGAACTTCTTTATTTTGGCGTACTTCGTAGCGCGTGCCAACGGTTGCCAATGCCTGAAAACTTCCATCATCGTTTTGGCGTAGTGTTGCGCGACTGTCGTCAATAATGACAATCGAACCATCTGAATTTTTTAGAAGATTTCCATCGGAATCAATAGCAGCTACTTTTGATAAGACTACGTCAAAATCAGCATTTGCAGCCGTCAACATTGCCTCCATTGTCTGAAGCCCTTTCATTGGGGTTCCAAGACGATGCCAGGGGACGCTTCTAGTTGGACCAGATGCGTAAGCCATTCTTGCTTTGCCGCCATTAATTTCAAGCTCATGTGCCATGGAATAACTCTATCAGGCTGAGTCATGTATGTAGAATCTGTGCAGGCGTTTGGTTTAATTCTTCGACCGGATGAGTGAAAACCATTTTCTCACGCCTACAGGGGTAGCACAAGGGTGCTCCTTTAATTACCCCGTCGGGGGGTGGTCTTGGAATTAAGACCACCCCCCGTTTTACTTAATTTGATTAGTGCAGGTAACCTTACAATATGACTAGACAGCGCCTATTTCTTGACATGAATTGTGTTGATGCAGCTCGACAAAGAATGCGTCACGTCTACGACACGTTTGACACTGTTTGCGTGCAATTTTCTGGTGGTAAAGATTCAACTGCTGTTCTTTATCTTGCAAAAGAAATACATGAAGAACGTGGTCTCGGGCCAGTAAAAGTAATTTTCCGCGACGAAGAAATGGTAAGTCCTTCAGTTGTCGAGTTCGTAAACAAAGTTCGCAATTACGACTGGGTTGACATGGAATGGTATTGCTTACCAATGGGGCAAGAAGTGTGGGTTCTTGGTAGAAGAGAATATTGTTTACTCTGGTCCCCATATCGCGCAAAAGAAAACAGACTAGTAAGACAAATGCCCCCATGGGCTATTCGGGCGGAAAGCTTTGGACTTGACCCAAATCAGGCTCTGCCACAATCTGTTGACTATTACACCATGCAGGGTAAAAAGGGACGCGTTGCTTTCATAACAGGAGTTCGCGCAAACGAATCAATGATTAGATATCGTTCTTGTGTGCAAAAATTGCATGAAAACTACATTGTTATCCCGTACAAAATGAAAAAAAATATGCCCCTTCGTTTTGCAAAAGTAATCTATGACTGGGAAACAAACGATGTACTTAAATTTATAAGCGAAGAACACAACGCTGAATATTGTGAATATTATGACTTGGCTGCTCTGAGCGGAAGCAATACCCGAGTAGGTATTCCTCTACATGCAGTAGCAATACGCAGGCTGGGCGATGTTGTCGCCACTGAACCAGATTTTTATGACCGGCTTTACGAATGCTTCCCACATATCGAAGCCCAGAGACGCTGGTGGTCAGAATACGACCTTGATAAACGAATTCTTCAATACTCTCGGGGTGGCTGGAATGGTGTAAAGGAATGCATCCAGGAAAACATCGTTACCCCTGGCCTACAGAAACGCGCATTTGCTTTTGCTGCCGAGTTCAGAAAAAAGCATGTACGAGATGCTCGTTCTTACCCTCTTCATTTGCTTGTGAGAAACCTTCTTATTCACGAATTCCACATCACATCTGTTAACCCAATTGGGCCAGGTACTCGTGCATTCACAATGCAACAAGAAGAAGAACTTTTGAACTAAAGGTCTTTTACTGGACAACAAATATCGATTTGTTCTGCAATCCATTTGGCAACAGGGGAAACAACCCCATTGCCAAGCATTTTGTATCTCTGGGTGTCTGACACTTCGGAACCATCTTTTCTATACCTCGTTGAATCATCAGGCCAGCCCATAACTCTTTCTACCTCAATGGGCATCAGCTTTCTGATTCTCGCAAGTCCGTCAATTACTACAGTTACAAGTGGAACGTTATTCCCGCCAGTACCCATACGAGCGACAAGGCAAGGGAAAACCCTATCCGAGGTGCGTACATCCCCTACTCGCATAATGTCCATAATCAAAAATGGAAAAACATCAGGCCTGTATTCTCTGTCTTCAATAATTGCGCGACAGCACGCCTCTATTTCGGGCGCAAGATTGCAACCTTGAGCTCTCCGAATTACTCCCTCAGCTGCGCGCTTTGAGAGGAAATATCGTTCCGGAACATTCTCCATCAAGACGAGCGACGACAAAGACTCTGCGCCTTGATTGGGGCACTCCAAAGTGCTCTGCGTTGAGGATGGCCCATTCAATGTGATTTGCCCCCAATTCAGCCATTTGCCGGAGGACTTCCTCAAAGTCGGCACCGTTGTTGCTACTGAGCGCTCCTGCGACGTTCTCCCAGATGACCAACTTTGGAAATTCATTTGCTGTTGCATATTGCATCTCCTTGATTATTCTTATTGCTTCGAAAAACAATGATGACCTTGAACCAGAGAGGCCTTTTCTTTGACCGGCATTAGACAAATCCTGACACGGAGAACCAAAAGCAATAACATCAACTGGGTGCAAAAATTTACCATTAACGTCTTCAACATTGCACCACTTATCAACTTCTGGCCACCTGTTATCCAAAACCGCACGACAGTTTGAATCCCATTCCACCTGGAATTTACAATTCCATCCAGCGGATTCGAGTCCATAGTCAAACCCGCCACCGCCAGAAAAAAGACTCCCAAAGCTTCTCACAAACTCAATCCTAGAGAATCACCAGGGCGTTCAAATGCCCAAACACCATAAAAGTTTCTTTCATCTGCTGTAAAACCGCCAGTTACAGCATGATAGAAACGCGACAAATCAACAATTGCCAAATCAAATTGTTTCCATTTGTGCTCTATCCGCAACGAAATATCGTTTTTGATTGAATTGGCAAGCCGCATATAAATCTGAGAAAAAAAATCTCTTTCATCCGTAGTTGGTTTCCGGCCTTTTACCAACTCCAGATTAAGAAATGATTGGTAGTCAACAGCGGGTGAAATTCTAACCATTCGCCTTCCGGTGGTTTTATGTCTTGTTGTGGGACAAACCAAAATAGGTGGATATTTTTTGGGTATATCAACCTTTTCGGAAAACAAACAAGTTTCAAAAAACTTTAGTTCGTCTGGTGTAAGCAGGTCAAAGACTTTGCCTGCATCAATAAACAAAGTTTTCCCACAATCTTCACTGCAGTTAAAAACCCTCATATTCCACGACGCCCCAATAGCTGGATTCGGGTAACCAAGGTGTTCATAATGCCATGCAACCAAAATGTGCTCTTTGTCAATACCCAGTGATGTATCAGGCTGTTTTTCTTTTCGCATTTCAATCGTATGCTTATGATTTTCATCGTAAGGGAAAACCCTCGTTGATGTTTTGTTTGGGAACCATCCGACCAAATCTCCAAGATTGCACATAATGGCGGATTGTTGGTCTGCTTCTATGTTGGCCCCACGAAGAACAACAATTCCATCATTTACAAAGTCTGCGTGTAGGCGGAAAAAGTCAACATCACCAGCGGATGAAATAATGGTGTGCTTGGGGCTATTCATTAACCAAATGATAACCACCTGAGCGGTATTTTGCAAGTTTTATTTAATTGCTTGCCACCAAGCATCTTCTTCGTCATTTTTAGAAGACGGCTTTTCGGTGTGTTTATTGTAAAAATAAACAGCTCTCTCAAGAGCTTTTTCTAGCCCTTGAAGTTTTGCCACCCGAATAGTGTTTTTTTCACCTGTTTCATTGCGTTCAGAATGAAGCTCTTGGCGTTTTTGCTTTACGAGCCCCATCAGCTCCTTCATTTGAAACTCATTTACGTTCAAAATATATGGCCTTCGTTTGGCTTTCATATTATGCGCGTATCCTTTCTTAGTTTTAATTCCACCTGTCTAAGTATGTCGCCCAGGAACCAAAAAAACACACGGGTAACAAACACAAATGCTATAAAAAGAATGACTGTTGCCACAATCGCAATAGTAAAGACTGGCCATAAAGTTTTCAACCGAAGCACCTAAGCCTTTTCGCTGTGTTTTTTATTGATTATTAGATGAATCCTTATAGCGGAAAACAGATTGCCCGCCATTGGCTATTACTGAATATTTAGCATAATGAAGTGTACTAGCAGCGTATTCGGGGTTCAATGTCTTAAGCCAACCACCAATAGATTTCATTAATACACCAGGACCACCTGTTGCACTGCATGTCTTCCACGCAATGTCTTCATACTTAGAGATGATATCGCCGATTCGCATCAGGGTGTGTTTGTCATCAAGATTCGATGGTCTTGCGTAGTACCGAAGACCACCAAACTTTTCTTTAACTTGATAAATCTGATAGTTCGGGTCTACTCCAGTTAATTCCTTGTCACAGTCTATGACGAGCTGATACCAGCCTTCATCGACATCTATTGACTTCCAGTATTCCGGAACTATCTTCTTCTTTAGTTCCTCTATTTGTAGTTGTAGCTCGTTCATTTTATTGCCTGCCCTATTCGTCTTCAATATCGCGTTGAGTTATCTGATGCTCCACAAGGCGCCCCTGAAAAGATGCAGTAAATGCCTTGCCGCGCAATGCCCAATACAAAGCTTCAAGCATGTTGTCGCCCCACAAGCGATTCATTCTGTATAAACGAAAAACATGTCTAGGGTGAAGTCTCTTCATGATTTCCATTCTATGTTATTCAACATTGATTTGCGCGTCGGGCAGGAATCGAACCTGCAACCTACAGATTAGAAGTCTGTTGCTCTATCCGATTGAGCTACCGACGCTTGAGCGTGAAACCTACTCACATTTTAGCCGATATTGGCAATATAGCAAATAGTCCATATTTAAGCCGGCAAATCTGGTGCTCTTTAGCCCCGCTCGTCCTACGCAGCAGCATAGCCTCTTTCGAGTGTGCCACTCGAAAACGGCTATGCAGTCGCTTCGGACTCGCGCAAGCCCCGTTACTGATTTTGGCTATCGCTTAAATAAGCTGCTTGCGCTGCATCGAGGACAATCAACACATACGAAATTTCTGTTCCGGCGATGGTCTCTTCGGTGATTACATCAATTGATTCCGGGCCAATACCAAACCTGGAAGCAAGCCGTGCTCTTAGGCGACCGACATCTTGCTCTACTTTTGCTATGGAGGAAGCAATCTCGTCTTGCCACGTCAGGTCATCATCAATTCGTGGTGCTGGCACAAAAGTTGAAAGCATTTGTTTGGCTGTATTTGCTTTAACACATTGCTCGCACGCTATTTTGGGAGCTCGTGTAGCCCTTTTACGTATTTCTGTGTGGCCACAATCAAGCTTATGAGCATATTCAACTTTGCCCCATTGGCCATATCTGGATATTGATACAACTGTCTGCTGTGGTGCTTGTTTTCTATTTACTGGGTTCATCGGAAAGCCGATTAGCGTATTCTTTGCCTTTTTCGGTTAACGAATATTTAGCATCTTCTCCGAAACCTGAAACAATTTCAATAAGACCATTGGCTATCATCAGGTCCAAATCATCAAGTAGTTCACGCTTGTTCATATTCTTATCTTACCAATATCTAAACGTTTAAGCAAGGCCAACTTTTAGGAAATTGAGAACCAGCTGTTGGGTGCTTGCGTCGGCCCCATCTTCGGATGCCCCCTCGGTTGCGGCGTCAACAACGGTTCTTTTTGATTCAATGAGGTCGAAAATATCTTCATCGATTGTCCCTGAAGCTAAAATATAGGTGGCCATTACAGAGCCTTTTTGACCAAGACGGTGGCAGCGACTATAAGTTTGGTCTACGTCTGCTGGTGACCATGGTAATTCCACGAAGAGAACTTCCTGAGATGCGGTCAGTGTGTGCCCGGTCTTTGCAGCCTGGATTGACAAAGAAATAACGGGCGATTCGTCTATGGTGCCATTTTGAAACTTGTATTTTGCTTCTTGAACTTCTTCAACGCTCATACCTCCTTGTATTTTTAGCCCGCAGTATTGATTTGCAATCGCATCAACAATTTCTCTGTGGTGTGCCGCTACTACAACTTTTTCTCCAGCGCCAATTTTTTGATTTATCCATTCAAAAACAGATTCCATTTTCGCTTTAGCTGCAAGTTTGCGAAGCACGGATATGCGAACCAGGTGTTCGTTTGATTCGGCTTTAATTTTTGCTCTCACCGCTGCTGACCGAGGTGATTCGCCAATTTCTCGAGCTATCTGTTCTGCCCGTGCGACAATGTAAGCAATAATGTCATCGCAGGCTTCTTTATATTCTTTCATCCCCGAAGTGCTTCCGCTGACAACCAGTCGTGAATGTCTTACGGGTGGCAACTCATCAAGAACTTGCTCTTTGGTTCTTCTTATGTAACAAACTGAACGAAGTGTCTCGTTTAGCTCATCCAAATTACTTGAACCTTCAATATGCCATTGGCCATATCTGTCACGAAATGCTCCGCAGTATCTCCGATAGAACCCCCAAAGTCCACCGAAACGGTTTAGTTGTCCAAGAATGTCAAGCTGGGATGCGTACTCGGCGGGACGGTTGGTTATGGGTGTACCAGTCAAACAGAGAACTATCGCGTCGGCTCCGGCAGACCTAGCCATCTTGATTGATGCTTTGGTTCTTTGAGCTGTGGGGGACTTCGCATAATGGGATTCATCAAACAC